CGAGAGGGCGCCGCCGACGCAGTGCATCACTCACCCACTCCCGTAAGGGAGTGCTTCCTCCAAAGGAGCTTCGATGTCGAAGCCACGTAACGAGAGACAGAGAACGTCGGTGTTAACGACGTTCTCCGGTGTATCTACGCAGAGATTCCCTTCGGGAACTGTGCGAGATGACCCTGTCTCCGTTAACGTGCTCGAGACACAGCGAACTGTGTCAGAAGGGAATCGCTGGCCGCCCCCTAAGGGGTCGAACGGCGATTTTGGTGGTGACTTCTTCACAACTCGGACCACTCGTTCCTCTTCCTTCCGGAAGGGGCAATGGAGTGCACCCGAGGAGTGGGGCTGGCCCAGGGTCTCCTATCAAGGCGATCTTGGGGCAGTTCACCCAGGGATTGATCCCTCCCAGGTAGCGGGCAGATCCGAACAGGAACTGAACGCAATGGGAGCGACTGCAATCGCTAGGTGTAAGCCCACCAATAGTCCTGCGAATGCCTTTGTCTTCTTGACAGAGCTGTATAAAGACAAGATACCACATCTTGTCGGCAGCACTATCTGGAAGGCCAAAACTGGACAGGCGCGAAAAGCGACTGCAGATGAACATCTGAATCTCCAGTTTGGTTGGATGCCTATCTTTAACGACATCAAGGATTTCCTTGGTGCCGTTTATCACGCGGACCGGGTACTTACCCAGTTCGAACGTGACGCAGGTAGGAACGTCCGAAGGCGTTACAGGTTCTCATCGAAACCGGTAATCAGTGAGGAAATCCTGTCTCCGGCGGCTGTGCCGTTCGGATATTCGGGTTCCCCCACTGGTCCGTTTGGTGTGATTACGAGACATACTACCGTCTCAAGTGATGTGTGGTTTTCTGGCGCATTTACGTACCACCTCCCTTCCGGATACGACTCCCGGAATAAGATGGAACGTTACGCCAGACGCGCCGAGTATCTACTCGGCACCGACATGTCACCTGCCAAAATTTGGCAAATCGCACCATGGAGCTGGGCCGTCGACTGGTTTGCGAACACCGGTAATGTTATTTCTAACCTTACCGACTTCGCATCTGGTGGTCTGGTTATGCGGTATGGATATATAATGGAGACCAGTACGGTCACCGATATCTATACCAACGAAGGTTCTGGTCTGTTCGGCCAGAAGCTCGTTCTCCCGCCCTTCAAAGTGGAAACAATCACTAAGAAGAGGTATGGGGCAAACCCCTTTGGGTTTGGAGTTGTCTGGAATGGCTTGTCACCATTTCAGCTCTCCATACTGGCTGCCCTTGGTATTAGTAAGGGTAGTAAGTAGAGATCACTGCTGACAACACCAATGGCACTCTAACGAGTGTCAGATCGGAGCACGCCTAATGGCGTTTACCGACCCGCAATCCATCACTATCTCAGGTGCGACGTCTTCGTTGCCGCGGACCTCGGTCCGTGACAATGAGTCGAAGTACATGAGTAGCGATGGGCTCATTGTGCTTGCCGCGTCCCACGCCTACGGGCGTCGGACTCGGCGAGTGCTAAGGGTTGACCACTCGAAGATCACCGCGGATCCGTTTATCCCGGCGCAGAACACGAAGGTGTCGATGAGTAACTACATCGTCTTCGACGTGCCTGTCGCCGGCTATACGAATGCCGAGGCGAAAGCGGTTTATGACGGATTCAAATCCGTCTTCACCGCGTCTTCGGATGCCCTCATCGTCAAGCTTCTTGGCGGTGAGAGCTAGTATCTCTTTTCTGTCTGGCAATCCCTGCCATTAAGATTCACATTTTCCTAGAGGGTTCTACTCTCTATGTCTCTGTGCGTCTTGGCCGAGATCGCTCATCTTCCCGTTGAGGAAGAAAGGCGGAAAAGGATACTAGGTACAGAACTCCCAGCATATGTACCAACGTATGCATGGTGGTTACTGTGTCGACAGCCTTAGGCTAAGGAGAAGTACACCTCTATTTAAGGAGGGCTTCTGAAAAGCCTGATGCTGCTCTGGAAGAAGGTGGCAGACGAATCTGCCACTAGATGTTGCACTAGCGCCACCCGTGACTGGAAAACAGTCACTGGCCGGACCGAACATGAAGGGTTATCGTTTCTTACGATAACCTTACCGGACTTTGGAAAGAGCTTCGAAAAGGCTCTTGCCATAGGCCAGGTAGATCGCGATCTCTTTAGTGGATTCCACTTCAGAGCAGGTCTCCCCCGATTTCTCGGAGGTTTCCTCGATCTTGTGTTCGACCGTGGTAGTGGAGTGTTGCTCGATGTGCCTAACATTGATGCCATTCTCGCCATACGTCAGTTGACACTGATGTTTAGCAAGATTCTGCTTGAGTGTAGCGATACACGCAAGCAGAAAGCATTGGAAGGCTATCTCGAGTGTGAGTTGGATGTCAGGAGACATGATTCCCTGTTGTCGGATGCTGATAAAGCAGACTTCAAGAGGGTCTCATCCCTGCTGTTTCGTAGATTACTAGCTCGTGTAGAACACGATGTGTTCTATGGCGATCTAGTACCGAAACACGGTCCGGGCTCAACAGCGGATGGACTTAGAGGAAACTCTAAGTTCAACCTGAGAACCTGGACTGATCGTCTGGAGGAGTACTTTCCATACTTGGATTTTGCTCTTCCGAGTGCGTCATACTATGACACACTAGACGATGTTGACATCCACGAACCTGGGCGAGAACAACCTGTGAAGGTTATTCTCGTTCCTAAAACGCTCAAAACACCAAGAGTGATCGCTGCCGAGCCTACTGCGATGCAATATGCGCAGCAGGCTTTGCTTCGATCTATCCTGGGATCTCTTGAGAGAGATGAATCTCTCTCTCGACTGATCGGGATCCGAGACCAAACGCCTAACCAGCGTATGGCTCGGAATTCCTCCCGTGATGGAAGTCTCTCGACGATTGATCTTCGAGAGGCTTCAGATCGCGTTTCGAATCAGTTGGTTCGACTTATGCTGTCCGACTTCCCCCATGTGCATGGGGCAGTCGACGCTTGCAGAAGTCGATCGGCTGATGTGCCTGGCCACGGAGTGATCCGTTTGGCCAAGTTTGCGTCTATGGGTTCGGCTCTCACCTTTCCTTGTGAAGCAATGGTCTTCTTGACCCTCGTCTTCATGGGAATTGAGCGAGAGCTCAACTCTCCACTTTCCGACAGAACTGTCAAACAGTTCGTCGGCGAGGTGCGTATCTACGGTGACGATATCATCGCCCCCGTGGACATGGTGCCTGCTATCCTGCGTGTTTTCGACACTTTTGGAGTGGTCGTTAACACGGGCAAGTCTTTCTGGACCGGAAAATTCAGAGAGTCTTGCG